TTTGCTCTGCCTGGTCGGCGGCCGCCTGATACTCGCCTTCCAGCGTGGCGAGCTGTTTGCCATCCAGCTTGTCGGCATCCACGGCTTTGGCGGTGGCGTTGAGTTTGCTACTCAGCAGGGTGTCGAGCTGCTGTTGGGTGTAGTAGCGGCCGTCGTGGTCGTGGGCTTCGGCGGGGTAGGCGTCGGGCTTGTCGGTCACTTCCGCAAAGGTGGGCCAGCGGGTGGCCGTGGCGGGTTTGTTGAGCAGATCTTCCCAGGTGACATAGGCCCAATCGGTGGCGTAGTCGTCACCGTTCACCTTCATCATAACCGCGCGGGCGGCACCGCCCTTGGGCACGCCGTGGCCGGGTAGACCACGCATGCCGACGGCCACGGTGGCCACCAGGGAGCTGGGCACACGGATATTGGCCGTGCTAATGGTGACAGTGCCGATGTGTTGGGCAACGGCAATGGTACGCACGGGGGCGGTGACATTGACGTTGATGCTCATCGCGTGACCCCCGGGCGCACGGTGACGCTGCCTTCTAGCAGGCGGTGGGTGTCGGGGCCAACCAGTAGCAGGTCATAAACCCCTTCGCTCCAACTTAGGTGGCTGGTCTCTTCGGCGGTGAGGGTGATTTGAATCACCCCACTGGTGGGTTGGTCGACCAGGATGCGGCCGTTTTCGGGGTTGCAGGCCAATAGGATCTCGCGGGCGGTGGCACTCTCACGCACCTGTAGGCGCGGGGTGTAGGGGGTGAGATCCATGGGGGTGACGTTATCCCCTTCGCCTTCAGTAATGGTGAGGTCCAACGTGAAGGTGGTGTATTGCTCGATGGTTAGGTCGAAGCTTCCGGCGCTCATGAGTCACCTCGCGAGACGGTTACGCTGATGCCCGTGCAAAAGGGGGCGTGTTGCTTGTCGCAATGGATGTCAGCCGTGGGGCGCAGTAGCTCTACGGCTTGCACGCCGGGGCGATGCAGCGCGGCATACAGGGCAGAGAGGGGGACATCCCGGCCGAGGGCGTGCCGTTCAGCGACAAGGCGTTCGGTTTCATCGACGGCGGCATCCTGCACCACGCCTGCATCGGGGCCTTCGTCAATCACCAGCCGGGCTTCGACGGTGTAGGCGTTGATGAGTGCGCTCTGCACATTGACGCGGTCGGTAAGCGGGCGCACATCGTCGGCACCCACGGTATTCAGCACGCTGGTTAGCAGGGTGGGGCCTGCGGTGCCGTTACCGGAGCGGGCCAGCACGGTGATCATCACCTCGCCGGGGGCGGGGCTGGTGATACTGGCGTCTTTGACGTTGGGATCGGCACCGAGGGCGTGAAAGCGGTAGCCTTCGGCGGGGCCTGCGGTGCTGTAGCCTTCCGGGGATAGCTGGATGCGGCGGCGGTAGTTGGGATCGGTTTCATCCTCCAGGCGTGCCACGCTGTAGTTGGCCCCGATCTGTTCGAGGTCGGCATCGCGGGCATAGGCGAGCATCACGGCGCGGGCGGCTTCGTTGATGCGTTGGCGGAGTAGTAGCTCGCGGTAGGCGTTCTCTTGCAGCAGCTTGACCAGCGGTTCGGATTCCAGCGCGAGCAGCTCGGTAACGGCTTCCCGCTCGTCTTTGGGATATAGCTCAATCAGCCGCGCTTTGCGCTCGGCCAGGATCGTTTCATAGTTCAGCGGCTCGATGACGTTGGGCGCGGGGAGCTGCGAGAGGTCGATGGGTGTGCTCATGCGTTCCCCCTTAGTGGTACGGCAACGGTGACGTTTTCGCCGCTATCGACCCGGCGGGCGCTGATGATGAGATCGAAGCGGCCGGGGCGCTCGGTGGAGACTTGCCGGGTGACTTGCTGCACGCGAATGCGCGGTTCCCACTTCATTAGCGCTACCACCGTGGCGGCGTAGGCGCGTAGGGCGGTGGGGCCGTTCAGCGGTTGGTCGATCAGCTCCGGCAGCAGCGAGCCGTACTCCCGGCGCATGACACGGGAGCCGATGGGCGTGGTGAGAATGTCCGCCACTGACTGCTGGATATGGGCCAGTGAATCCAACTGGCGGCCGGTGTATGCGTTCATGCCTGCCATTACACTGGCCCCTGGGTGTTGGCGGGGCCGGGCTGGATGCCGCTATGGGCGTGGTCGTGCCCCACGTTTTTGCCGTTGTGAGTCAGGCCGCCGCCTTGCTGCTGGTAGCCGCCTTTCCGGTTGAGCTCGCCGGTGTGCTGGATGTTGCCTTGCCAGGTGGTGCCGCCGGGGGCGCTGATTTCGATAGCACCGGGCAGGCGAATGCGCAGCACACTGTTAGCGTGGTCGTACTCAAATAGCCCTTCATCGGGGAAGATTCTGCGCCACAGCGTGGCGACCTCCGCCGGGGCGGGGTGCGCGTTTGAGCACAGCCCGCACAGCACCACCCCGGCGGCGGGGTCGCCGCCGGGGGAGAAGATGATCACTTGCTCGCCCTTGGTGGGCGGGTCCCAGTCCCGCGTGGTGCCTGCGCGGCCTTCGATCCATGGCAGCCAATCGGTTAATAGCTCGCCGGTTTTGACGCGCACGCGGGCAGCGCGGTGGTCCACCTCGGCGATGGTGCCGAGGCGGATCAGGTTGTGCAGCAGGCGGAGGAGTTCGGGAATGTTCATAGCCGCTATCCTGCGGCGGCGTTTGGCGAAGGCGAAGCGGCGGCGGGTGTGAATGGGGCGGTTTACACCGAGCCGCTTAGCCGGGGCTGAGGTGCTTCAGCACGGAATCCATAATGTGCTCTTGATCCAGCGCGGTGAAACCGAGCAGCTCCCGTTGGGCGTACTCGACGCGGGGGCCGTCGCGGGTGACGCGATCTTTGAGGCCGCGCTGGTGGGTGGCGGCGATGCGGGCGACGCTGCCGAAGAAACCCACCACGGCGGTGTCGCCTTGGGCGGTGGCCTTGAGCCATTTGGCGGTGGAGAGTTTGCTGAACATGGCGCGGCGCTTGATGCTGCCTTGCTGGGCGCGCAGGCGCTGTTCCTTGCGCGGGGCGTAGGGCGTGCCATCCGGGTTGGTTTGGGCACGGATGCGGTCACGCTGTCGGCGGCGTAGATCTCGCGCCACGTTGCGGGCCAATGCCCGGCGCTGTTTAACATCCAACTTGGCGAGCAGCGGGCCGACCCACTCTTCTAGTGCTTCCATGTTATCCGCCATTTGGGCCGTCCCACTCTGCCACCAGGGTGTAATCGTTTTGGGCCGCGCTATCGCGGATCAGTAGCTGCCAATGGGTATCCGGGCAGCCATTGCTCTCAAACCGTGGCAGGGCGCGGTCGACCTTAATGTGCCCGGTCGCGCACTCCACTTTGGCCAGCACCCGTTCGCTGAGCTTCACCCGCAGGGCGACATCGACCGATTGGTGGCTGAGGATCTCGGCCTCGAAGCGGATGGCCTCGGCGGGGTCGGCGTCGGGCTGGTACTCGGCCAGCCACTGTAGTAGCGGCACGATGATGGTGTCGAGGTTCGCGCTGAAGTCGGTGAGCACGAGCTGGGCGGTGAACTGGTATTCGTGGGTGAGGTTGGGGCCACGGCGAAAGGCGATGCTGCCTTCTTCCACGAAGGTGAGCAGCCGTTCGGGGTCTTTCGCCAGGGCGGGTACCGCGTTAATCAGGTGTGCGCGTAGCAGGTGAAGTTTCTGCATGGTGGGCCTCTTGGCAGGCGATGACGGCATCGACTTCGGCGGCGCACTGTGCCCAGGCGGCTTCGGTGCGTTCTAACTGCAGGTCGAGTTCGCCGTTGGTTTCGGGATTACTCGCGGGGAGCGTGCAGGGGCTGGGGGTCGCGCACTGATTGATGATAAGCGTCGGCACCGGTGACGGCGGGGCGGCGGCGCATCCGGATAACAGCATCAGGCAGGCGAGCGTTCGCCCAAGCGCGAAGTTCTGCATTTTCACGGTGTAGCTCCTCAATGGTGGCCAGGCGGTTGGCCGCTGTTCGGGTGAGTGTGGCCTGCTGCTGAGCGAGGGCGCGGCGCTGGCTCTCTAGGCGCATGGCGTTTTCCCAGAGTGCATCGATGACCACTTTGCTTTCTGCTTCCCGCTGCTGTGATTGGGCGAGCTGCTGTTCGGCGAGCTCGGCGCGGGCTTCGGCAGCGTGGGTACGCTGCCAAAGTGCCCAAGTGACCAGCAGCACGAGCACCAGAATGGCAAGGGCGGCGAGTAGGCGGGTCATGGGGTGGGCTCCTGGTGGATGGGTGTGTCGAGCCCGGCCAGGCAGATCTCCTGTTCGGTGGCACGGCGGTTCACCAGGCCGTTGAGTTTTCGCCCTCCGGCGTAGACCCAGCGGGCGAGTTCATGGCAGGCGCCGCGCAGGTCGCCCTGGTTGAGTTTGCGCAGCAGCGTGGAGCGGGCGAAGTTGCCTTCCCCCACGTTGTACACGAACGAGGCGAGCGCGGCGCGGGTGGCGGGCGGCAGTTCGACCTGGGCGCGGCGGTCGACCACGGCGAAGGCGTGGCCGAGATCCTGCTGCAGCAGGGCGGTGCATTCGGCCTGGCTGAGGGTTTGCCCCATGCGTGCCGTGGCGGTGTGGCCGTAGCAGATGGTGGGGATGCCCACGGGGTCGCGGTAGGCGCTGGGCTTGTAGCCTTCGTAGTAGGAGACGACGGCGGTGGCGATGCTGATGGCCCCAGCGGCCAGGCTGACGCCGATCTTGGTTTTAAGCCCCATGGCGGGATCTCCAGTAGTCGCGTAGGCGTTTGAGGTAGCGCGGCACGAGCAGGCCGATTTGCAGCGCGAGGTACAGCAGGGTCAGTACCGTGACCCAATCGGCGGGGGTCATGCCGCCCACGTGCAGTAGCGAGACGATGGCGGGCGGTGCGGCTTTGGCGCTTTCGGTGGTGATTTCGACGGGGTGGCTCATGCGGGTCTCGAAGGTGGTCTGGCGAAGGGTGCAGGCGGGGTTAGTCCCACAGGTTGACCGTGGGGGCGCGTGGGGTGGCGGCGGGCTGCTCGGGCAGCATGACGGGGGTGCCGTGGGGCAGTTGCGGCCCGTGTTCGGCTAGCCCTGGGTTGGCGGCCAGTACCTGTTCGGTGATGCCCTGGGTGGTGCCATAGAGGCGGTAGCAGAGGGCATCGACGGTGTCGTGCTGTTGGGCGCGCACGGTGGTGGATGGAGAGCGGTTCATATCAGCTCGACCGTGCTGTGTGGCCGCCCTTCGATCTCGCTGATGGCCCAGGCGGCGTCGCGGCGGTAGCCATCGGCAGGGGCTTGGAGCTGTTCGCCGCGCTCCCGAGCGCTGTTGGTGGCGTCATAATCGGCGTAGTGCTCCAGCAGGCTGGCGTGGGCGGTGGAGTACACGGCGCGCAGGTAGAGCACGTTGAACACTTCCGGCGACTGCCACACGGGAATGGGTAGCGAGGCCATGGTGGGGTAACCCGCTTCGACCTTGGCCTGCTGCCAGTGGCGCAGCACGCGATTGACCGTGGCCATGGCGGCCTTCAGGGCGCTTTCGATGCGCGGCGGGGTGATGGTGCTGTCCAGCCGGTGGGTGGCTCGAAAATCGCTGGGCTGGATGTCTGGCCAGAAGCCGTTGTTTTCGAGCGGGCTGTCCAGCGGCTGCTCGGTGGTGTTGCTTTTGGGTGTGCCAGCCGAGATAAAGCTGCTCATCGTGCCTCCTGGTAGCGGGTAAACGTTTTTCGCGCGGGGTCGGGCGCGATGAATCAAAAAGGGGGTGGGCGTCGTTCGAGCGTGAGCGTTAAAACGCCTGGCTCTCACGTCGCGCCCCCTGACGTCGGCGGTCGACTCGGTTGGCCGCTAGCCCGGGGGCGCAGCGGCAGCGTTCTGTTTGCGTTCACGTTCCAGGCGTTCGAGGTCTTTCTTCACGCCAATGCGGTCGTTGAGCGCGAGGGCACGTTCCAGGTGGTGCTGGGCGTCGTCTAGCTGGCCGGTGGCTCGGCAGGCGTAGCCCAATGCTTTGTGCAGCTTGGCGCGGATCTGGTCGTGCATATCCGCATCGCGGGTGAGCGCTTCCACATCCACTAGGTGCATGAGCAGGGCGGTGGTGTCTGCGCCTTCTTCATCCAACTGCCTCAGCGTCTGGTCGGCGACTTCTTCGGCGATGATGGCGGCGGTGCCGCGCTCGAATTGATCCGGCGGGGTGAGGCCGTGCTTGGTGGCGTACTTGGCGATGGCAATGGCCCCGGCGAGGTCACCGGCATCAATACGCCAGAGCATCACACGCATCAGAACGTCATCTTGCGCACCCTGGCCGGCTTCCAGCACGCCGGTGATGTAGTCAGCGTACTTGGGCAGGATCTCGCGCTTGATCTCGGCTTTGCGCTCCATGGATTGGGTGGATTTGAGCAGGCGATAGTCTTCAAACAGCGCGGCTTGCATCAGCTCATACGCTTCGCCTTGCATGGGGGCTTCCCCTGCGTCAGCGGCGGCGAGGGCGGCGCTGACGCGTTCAAAGTGGCGGCGGGCTGGGCTGGTCATGGCGTCTCCTTAACCGTTGATGGCTTTTTCAGAGAGTTCGATGTTTTCCACCAGGCAGCCCGCGCCAAAGTCTTCCACCACGTAGGCGTCGTTGGAGGATTCGTAGTTCTCCACGCGGTTACGCTTGGGGTTCTCGGTGACGAAGCGGCGGCGGGCGCCGTTCTGCCAGTAGACCGAGAGGTTATCCAGGGTGGTGACCATCAGCGCGTTATCGGGGAAGAAGGGCACATCCATGCCTTGCAGGCCACCGATGCGCTTCTGGCTGATGACCAGATCGGCGGCGAGCTGCTCGCTGGGCGGTAGCTGGTTGAGCAGCGGGAAGTACTTATCCGACATCAGGTTGCGGCCGAGGATGACCACCAGCCCCGGTAGGCGGCGGAACCAGGGGGCGATGAGGCTGTGCACCACGTCGTAGACCAGGGCATCTAGCGTGGCGTAGTCGCCAACGATTCCTCCCGGTGTGGTTTCGCTGGGTGTCGGGTCGATCACCACTTTGCCGTTGGTTTTGCCGCCCGCCATAACGCGTGCCGGTGACTGGGTGCGGTACTGCTGCAGCCAGCCGATGTTGACGTCTTGCAGGTAGGGGTTGGCCACCGGGTCGGTCTGGGTAGCGGCGGAGGTGCCGTTGAAGCCGATCATCATGCGGTCCAGCGCCTGCTGGCGAACGATGACATCGCGCACCATGGCCTGGAAGTTGGGGAACTTGGCCCAGGCATCCAGCTTGGCGTAACCCAGGTGGGTGTCGAATTCGGTCATTCGGCACTCGTAGCCCTGGGCATCCAGCGTGGTGAGGTCGCGGGTTTTGCGATCCTGGTTGGCGACGTTGGTGCGGGCGGCGATGGGGCCGGTAACGCCGAGGGCGAGTTTTTCGCCTTTCAGCTCATCGACGCCGACCATGTTGATGCGCGAGAGGAAGTCGCTGGATTCCTGAATGCGCTTTTCCAGCCGTTGCTGGATGGTGGGGTCGACGGCGAATTTCTGGGTAGCGTCGGGGACGCCGTTAAGCTTCGCCACTTGGGCGGCAAAGTTGTTGAAGTGCTTGCGGGTATCGTTGCGCATGGGCGTGGGCGTCTCTTAGCAGTCGGTTTCGATGTCGGTGTCGCCGCCGGTGGCGTGCGTGCGGGCCGGGCGGTTGGGGGTGCTGTCGAGCTTCGTATAGAGCGCGTCGAACTCTTTTTTCAGCGTTTCGTGGGCGCTTTTGAGCTCATTGAAGGCGGCTTGTGAGGGGCGCTTTTTCAGGGCGTCGCTGAGTGCCTGGTGTTTTTCCACGAACAGGCCAAGGGTCTCTTCCAGCTCGCTGCGGAAGGCTTCGAAACCGGCGGCGCTTTTCGCATCCTGCTTTTTGAACAGCGCTTTGACCCGCTCGGCAAGCGAAGGGCCTTGCTCTTGCGGTTCATCACTAAACGAAAGGTCGGTTTCCAGCGCTTCGGAGAAGAGGTTCTCAGGGCGCTGTTTTCGGGCGGCCAGCGGGGAGTTTTCACCCTCAGAGGCGCTGAACTTGAGCATCGAGGTGCCGAGCGAGGCGGGGGAATCCGTGACCGCCAGCCCGACCAGGTAGGCTTCGCCGGTGTCGGCAAAGTCGAGGTCGATCTCCATGGAGGTGTAGACCTTCTGGCGTTTTTCGACCATGGCCTTGAGTTCGTCGGTGGGGTCGATCTCGGCATAAAGGCCGAGCTTGCCGTCGTCGTCTGCCTCGGTTTTGAGCGCGGTTACGTCGCCGTAGGCTTTGAAGGGGCCATCCGGCAGCAGGCCTTTGATGTGTTCCATATTGACCCGGCAGCCGTACTTGGCGGGGTCGAAGTTGGCGGCCATTTGGGTGAGCCATTCGGCGCTGATGGTGCGGCCATCGGTGGTTGCGCCTTCTTTTGCGATACGGTGCCAGGGCATGGTCGGGCCTCGGTGAGTGGGTGGGCGTTTGGCTGCGGTCAGGTTCCCCGCAGTGGGGCCTTGGCTCAATGAGGGCTGGGTGTAAGTGGTGTTACTTACATCGGGCGGGGCAATCGTGACCGTGCCTGCGCGGGTACGCTGGCGGCATGACAGCCCAAGCCCCGATTGACGACGACCAGCACCGACTTTCTGCCCGCCATCTCTATTGGATGGGGTGGCGGATTGCGCGCATTGCTGAGTTTCTGGATTTGCCACGGGCCACCGTGGATTCGTGGAAGAAGCGCGACGCCTGGGACGAGGCCACGCCGACGCAACGGGTCGAAGGGGCGTTGGAAGCGCGCCTGGTGAAGCTGATTTGGAAGGAGCAGAAAGAGGGCAAGGATTTTAAGGAGATCGACCTGCTGGGCCGCCAGATTGAGCGGCTAGCCCGGGTGCATAAGTACCAGGGCAGCGGGAAGGAAGCCGACCTGAACCCCAACATCGAGCGCCGCAA